CTTTACTACTGCGTATGCAGATGTAGATACGGGTTGGTGGAATGATACTTCTCCAACATCTTCTGTATTTACTTTAGGAAATCATGATAATCACAACGCAAATGATAATAGTGTGATTGCTTATTGTTTTGCAGAGAAACAAGGCTACTCAAAATTTGGCTCATATGTTGGAAATGGAAATGCAGATGGAACATTTTTTTATTTAGGATTTAAACCAGCATGGGTAATGCTTAAAAAAACTACTGATGGAACTAGTAGTTGGTGTATTTTTGATAATAAAAGATTAGGTCGTAACCCAAATAATCCTAGATTATATGCAAATAACAATAATGCTTCAGAAGGTGCAAGTGATGAGGCTTATGTTGATATTTTAAGTAATGGTTTTAAATTAAGAGGCGCACAACCAGATATTAATCTTTCTGGTAAAACATACATTTACATGGCTTTCGCTGAACAACCATTCGTAACATCAACAGGAGTGCCTGCAACGGCAAGATAATTATGCTACAAAAAGTAAACTTTCAACCTGGATTCAATAAACAAGTCACATCAACTGGCGGAGAAGGCCAATGGGTTGAAGGCGATAATGTTAGATTTAGATATGGTTATCCAGAAAAAATAGGAGGATGGGCTCAATTAGGTTCTACAAGTTTAACTGGTAGAAACACAGCAATACACCATTTTGTAAATGCTAGCGGTATTAAATTTGCAGCATTAGGAACTAATAGAATTTTATACGCTTATTCAGGTGGTATTTTTTATGACATCCATCCAATTAAAGCTACAACAACTTTAACTAGTGCATTTAGTACAACTAATGGATCAGCAGTTGTTACAATAACTTTTTCATCTGCACACAATATAAACAAAAGCGATGTAATATTATTAGATAACTTTACATCTATTACTAACTCTGGTTTTTTATCTGGTAGTTTTGATGATGTAAAATTTATGGTAACAGATATACCAACTGATACTACATTAACTATTACAATGCCCTCTAACGAGTCAGGATCTGGTGCAAGTACATCTGGAGGTATTAGAGTACAACATTATTATCCAGTAGGCCCTGCAGTTGAAGTTGCATCTACTGGTTGGGGTCTTGGATCATGGGGTGGTGTACAACAAGGACAATTTACGTCAACTCTTTCATCAGGTATAAATGCCAGTGTAACTTCTTTAACTATGGCAAGTTCATCTTCTTTTTCATCATCAGGTACAGTACAGATTGGTTCTGAATTAATTACTTACACTGGAAATAGTAGTGGTACATTATCTGGATTAACTAGAGGAGCTTCAGGTACAACAGCAGCAATTCACTCAAGTGGCGCAACCGTAACAGATGCATCAGGTTTTTTTGCATGGAACGCTGCAGCGTCTGGTGATATTGTAACAGATCCAGGACTATGGTCCTTGGACAATTTAGGTAATAGCCTAGTTGCAACAATATTTAATGGCGAAAGTTTTACATGGAATTCAGATGCAAATAACGCTACAAACACTAGAGCAGCTATTGCAACGGGTGCACCAACAGCATCACGGGATATGTTAGTATCAACACCTGATAGACACTTAATTTTTTTTGGAACAGAAACTACAATTGGAACTCCTTCAACTCAAGACGAAATGTTTATAAGATTTTCTTCTCAAGAAGATATTACAGATTATACACCTACAGCAACCAACAGTGCCGGTACACAAAGACTGGCTGATGGATCACGGATCGTTGGCGCACTAAGAGGTAGAAATGCTATTTACGTTTGGACTGATACTGCATTGTTTATTATGAGATTTGTTGGAGCACCATTTACATTTGCCTTTGAACAAGTTGGAACTAACTGTGGTTTGATTGGTAAGAATGCTTGTGTTGAAGTTGATGGTACAGCATACTGGATGTCAGAAAATGGTTTCTTTAAATATGGTGGACAACTAGAATCACTACCTTGTTTAGTTGAGGATCATGTGTTTGATGATATAAATACAATTCCTAAACAACACATTAATGCAGGTCTTAATAACTTGTTTGGTGAGATTAGTTGGTTCTATCCAAATTCTGGATCTAACGTGGTTAATAGAGTTGTTACTTACAATTATATAGAATCATCAAACGATAGACCTATATGGACTACAGGTACATTAGACAGAACAGCTTGGTCTGATTCTGCTGTGTTTGGTAAACCTCACGCATCACAGTATGATGCTAATACTAATGTAGTAAGTACAAGTACAACATATGTACAAGGTAATACAGATGGATCATCAATATATTATGAACATGAAAAAGGATTAGATCAAATTAAAGAAGGTGCAACAAGTGCAATAACTTCTAATATACAATCAGGAGATTTTGATATAGGTATGACAGAAGGAGGCACAGCAGATCTTAGAGGTGACGGAGAATTTATGATGAAAATAAGAAGAGTCATACCAGATTTTTTATCGCAAACAGGAGATGCAGTAGTCACTTTAAATTTAAAAGATTTTCCTAATGACACTGTAGCTAGTTCATCACTTGGACCGTTTACAGTTAACAGTAGCACACAAAAAATTGACACAAGAGCAAGAGCTAGATCAATATCTTTAAAAGTATCTAACACCAGCACCAGTCAGTTTTGGAAACTAGGTACATTTAGAATAGATATACAACCGGATGGTAGACGATAATGGCATTAACAATGGACCAATTAAATGCAGTATATAATGACATGAGTGTCTATGGAGATACGTATAAAAATTCAGTTGCTCCAATGGCAGTTAATACTAATGTTGCCAGTATACCGAATGTTGAACCAATAAATAACATAAAACCTTATTTACCTATTATAAATCAAGACGGTAATGATGGTGGGATTAAATCACTAGGAGCTATTGATTATGGTTATGACTCAGTTTTTGATAATACAAATATTACTCCTATAATGCCCAATGGTGAAGAGCAACCTCAAACTAATTTTGAATATGACATTGGAGAAGGAAGTATTCCTCAGGAAGATATTGATGATAATAAAATGGGGTTTTTAGAAGGTTTATTATCATTACCTGGACAAGCTATAGGAGCTTACATGAAATATGGACCAATAGGTCAAGTTAAAAGAGGAATAGAATTTGTAAAAGAAAAACAAAGAATAGCTGCTGAAAACCAAAGATTAGCTGATGAGATTAATGCTAGAGACGCAGCAAGAAGAGAAAAAGAATATGCTGCACAAGGTAAATCAGACCCCACTGATCAATCAAGAGCAGGATCATCGGGTAGAAGACCCGGATCAGGTGGTAATGTAGAACGAAAAGATTCTGGACCAGATAGAAATACTGATAGTGAAGGCACTACATATGATTCTGGAGGTAGACAAGGTTTTGGTTATGGTCTTAAAGACGGTGGTAGAATTAGATACGGCAAGGGAGGCATCGTTACTTTATAATGGCTAGAATTACACAGGTACTTACACACCCGGATAAAGAATACAAACAAAACGTAGCAGAGTCTTTGAACAGAGATCTGTCTGCTGTGATACAAAAATTAAACTCAACATATCAACAGGATTTAAAAGACGAAATAGAATCTTTTAATTATTTTATAAACTAATGGCTAACTCATTTGTAAACAAAAAAGTAGATTTAACTACAACCGGTGTAACAACTTTATACACCGTACCTTCAGCTTCAACAGCTGTTATAAAATCTATATTAGTGTCAGAAGATTCAGGGAACGCGGACACTATAACTATAACAATTACAGCCGGTAGTGACGTATTTAGTTTGTTTAAAACTAAAGCAATTGGTGCTAATGCTACGGTAGAATTATTAACAGGACCACTTGTAGTACAAGAGAGTGAAGTTATAAAAGTAACAGCGGCTACGGCAAATAGACTGCATGTAGTGTTATCTTCATTAGAAATTAAACCAAGAGAAGTAACATCATAGGTTGATTTATATGACAAAAACTAGTATTATTATTAACTCAGGTATGATTCCTGCCTCTAACAATTCAATATAAAAATTATGATAGATCAAGAAGGAATTAACTCATTAAATACAGGCGCTGGAGCTATTACTTATGAAGGTACTGAGGGACCAAAGTCCCCGGAACAAGATCAAGCAATAGCATTAGGTATACCTGAAGGACTTACATTAGACGAAGCTATAAGAACTTTTGATTTAGCTGTTCCTGAAAAAGCTAATTTAAAAGGAATGGAAAAACTTCAAGAAGTAATAGAATTTTTTAAAACTAGAACTTTATCAGGAGGCCAACCCTTACCTCAAGATCCAACTAAACCTATAAATCCTTTCGGACCAAAACCAACAGGACCAGTATTACCAAGAGAGATGGCTGCCTTTGGTGGTATCATGGGCCTTGATCAAAGAAAACAATATGGCTTGGGTAGTAAATTTAAAAGAATATTAAATAAAGTAACAAGACCTGTTACAAAAATTGCACAGAAATTAGTCCCTAAAGAATTAGCAGGACCATTAAGAACAATAGCACCTTTTCTTCCACCAGGATATAGAGAAGCAGCTTATCTTGCAGGTACAGCAAAACAAAAAGGTAAATTTAATATTGGCGATTTAGCATTTACAACAGCACCTTATGCAAGGTTTAGTCAAGCAGCTCCAGGAGAAGGAATACTTGGATCAGATACAAATTTTAGATTTGGCAAAGGTACAGCAAATGATTATGGTATTAGAGATTTAATTACTGGTGGTGAAACAGGAGGTGCTTATGAACAAAGAGGTGGTGAAGGTATACTTGGAAAAATTAAACTTGGTGAAAGTGATCTTGGACAAATGTCAGATGAATTTATATTTGGTAAACCTAGAGATGTAGAATTTGTGCAACCTCAAGGTCCTACAAAAGAAGTTATTACAAGTTCTCAAGATCCAGGAACAATTATTAGAGCGGGAAATATTCCTGGTCAAAATGTTACAATAGATGCAACATCAGGAATATTAGGTATGGGTGGAGAAATGTCTGTACTTGGTGGAGCCGGTGGTGCGCCAGGAATTACAGAGAGTATACTAGGTGAAAAAGCTTTTCTTAATGCAGAGGGTAAACCAAGCATGTTAAAACTTGGATCATGGGCCATCGGTATTGTATCAGGAATAAAAGCTGGTAAGTATGCAGATGAGATGGAAGCTGCTCAAGCAGCAGAAGATGCAGCATTGGCCGCAGACTCAGAAGCATCAGAAGCAACTTTACAAGCAGCAAGAGACTGGGCTATATCAACATTTGGTAACATGAGTGTTTATGCTGACGGTGGTAGAATAGGTTTTGCAAGTGGTACTCCTGATCCAGGAATGATGCAAGGTTTAGGTGCGTTAAAGGGTCAACAAAAACAAAATCCTAATACAAAAACTATAGACATGATGCCTGATATACAAATACTAACAGGTAGTGAAAATACAATAGATGCACAACAAGTTTTTCCAAACGATATTGCAATAGCAATAGGCGATGGTACTTTTGTATTTAATGGTTTAAAATTTAATTCAGAAGAAGATCTTATGGAATACATGAGTAAAGTAATGCCATTTAAAGCTGACGGTGGTAGAATTAATAAAAACATGGGTGGAGAAATGGACATGGGTGGTATATCATCATTACAAACACAAGCATCAGACGTTACACCTCCAGGAATGGAACTTGACTTACGTGGCGGAGGGTTTATACCTATAGGAACAGCGGAAAAAGCTGATGACGTTCCAGCAAGAGTTAGCAAAAATGAATTCGTATTTACAGCAGATGCTGTAAAAGCTGCAGGCGGTGGAAGTGTAAACGAAGGCGCTAAAAAAATGTACGACACAATGAAACGATTGGAATCACAGGTAGGATAATGGCTGAAACTATAACTAACATAACACAACCAGCACCGATATTTGAAGAAGGTGCTAAGAAGTATTTATCAGAATTAACAGGACAGACGGATGTCAGTAGAGCACTTGACACCTCAAAATTTGCGCCAGGTGTAGCTCAACAAAATTCATTAGCACAAGCAATGCAACAACAGGCAGCAACACAAGCTGGCCTTGGTACATTAGGATTTGATCCTACAACAGGTGCTATTAGTGGTACAACCGGTGCAACAGGTATTGGTGGCTATCAACAATTTTTAGATCCAGCATCAGCACAAGCAGGTGCAGCAGGAACAACTTTAGGTAATGTAAGA